CGTTATCAATGAACACTTTGTTTTATCCTCCAGTGTCGCAGGAATTGATGTTATCGGGTGAAAGATTCAGACATTACTATGTCTTATCTAACACAAATTTTAGCAGTTGGTAATTTATTTATTACATGTACTGCATTGTCGATGCCTTGTAACGAGCACCGGGTGAGTTACTAGAGCCATAAGACTCTGGATCAAGAGGCATCTGTGCCTGTAATCCCGGAATTCCTAAAGTATTCCCGAGGTTAGCCGCACCGCCACCAACCATTCCACCAAGTCCACCTGCAGCTGTCAGGGCAAGCGGAATACCAGCAGTATTAATAATTGCTTGACCCCGGCGTGCAGAAGTTTTAAGATCACTTCTTAACTTGGCTGGATCTTCGCCTGAGCGAACAGCAGCATTCAAAAAATCACGAACACGCTCGGCATTTTGAATTTCGGAGGGAGACATTTTCGCACGCCTGGCAGTTGCGCCAGGATTTTGAAGGCTGACTGCCCCAAGGTTTCTCATTGCACTAGCAGCTCTTCCACGCAATCCAGGAATTTGTGTTCCAAGAGCTGCGCCAAGTGCTCCCGCACCTAGAGCCTCCAAACCAAGTCTTCCAGCCTCTTCTCTTTCGGCCTGACCAGAAGCAATATTGCCTAATGTAGCAAGGCCAGCGGCACCAAGGCCGCCAGCCGCTGCAGAAGCTGCTGGATTTCTGCTGATTACATTGGCATATTTACCAGCAAGGTTCAACATTTGTCACTCCATCACAAACAGCTTGTTTGCAACGGTCTGAGGTTGAGCTTGGTTCAGAACACGCCAGGCGTTCTGAGGATCACGAGTCATTTGATCGTTGAACGTACCCCAGAAGTTCTCAGGTTGCTGAGGAGCGGCAGCTGCAGGAGGTGCAGGGAACTGACCTTGTGTTGCAGCAGCAGGAGCAGTCGGATAACCTTCGGTTTCCAGCTGAGCCTCGTTCTCATACACCGGGCAAGGACCTTCGGGACCGAAGAACTTCAGGGTGTAATCGCTAAGCACATCGGGATTGGTCAGGATCTCGTTGTAAGCCAGGTTCTCCTGGTGCTCATTAACAGCGAAATCGGCATAACCACGGATGTTATCCATGGCACGACCACCCCAGGCAAGGGCGCTATCAAGAACGCCTTCCAGGTTTAGTGCGTACTGATTCAGAATTGCGGGTGCCTCGACCCCGAACGCGTCGAACACCTGACGGCTTTCGTTGCTCAGATCCAGGTAATCCGCGATCTGCTCCAAGGACGGACCCGAGGAGGTTTGGGAATAGTTGGGCGAGTAGTCCTGGCTGGGATACGAGGTCGGCGCTGCCGATTGTGGCGTACCCTGGGGGCTGACTTGTCCGAAGTTCGCCGGGGTAAATTGAGTCGTCTGTTGAGACGGTTGACCCTGGAACGGGGATTGAACTGGAGCGCTCAGCAGGTTCACTACCTTGTTGAACGCCGATTCCCAAGGATTGCCCTGCTCCGCCGGGGCCGGTTGGGATTGGGGGGCGTACTGAGTAGGGGCTGATTGGTAGCTGGGGGCCGCCTGCGGAACCGCCTGCGGGAAGCTGGTACCCACCTGATAAGCCACCGGGGCTGCTTGTGCCGGTGCTGGAGCCACGTAGCTGCTTGGAGCCACTGCTGCTGCTGGTGCTTGGCTTGTCTGTGGGATCGATTGGACGGTAGCGTCCTGCATAACTCATCTCCTTTTGTAAGGCTTCTAAGGTTCGATACAGATATGGCGTCAAATCCAATCTCGGATCCGCAGCCATCGGTAAATCCGGTGATTGCGGGTGAGGAGTCTGCATCATTCCCCCCACCAAGCGAGCGAATGAAGAGTATGCACCCTGCAATTCGTTCACCATCCTGAACGGGAACCCAGATAACATCTCGGCCCGCTCCTCATCCGTCTTAGACGGGAAGAGGTATTTCAGTGCTTCAATGCTATCAACACCTAATTCCTGCAAGTTTCTAACAACAATTGAGTTGTTAAGAATGTCTTGCGTTGAATCTTCGTATACGGGTCCCAGCCAACGCCATTGAATAGTGATATCACCATCTGGGATTAAGCCTAATACACCGGGAGGTATTTGTTGCGTCCGAAGACAAGCCATCATTAATTGTTTGACTTGATCTTCAAACATAGACATTGCATCGTTATACATACTTACTTCTTCTGGTGATGCACCCTCAGAAGGAGTAATGGGCTTCTCAAGGCCAGCAGCTGCGGCCAGGGTTTCACGGAAAAGCCTTTCTTCTTGAAAAATTATTAGTTCAATACACCTGCAGATGCCATACGTGTAAATTGCATTTGCTTTCTTTTTGGCAGTTGCAGAAACACGACCGAACAAAGATTTGTACTCAGTTGCAGTAACACCTGCGGAAATTGATAATTCATCCACACCACCTAATGCCGTGCGGATTTCTTCGCGGTACTGACGTGCGAACGAATTCTGATCACCAGTGATCGCATCAGGAACGATGTAGCCAACACGATCATTCGGCTCCAGGTTTGCAATAACTCGTGGAACACGAATCTGACCATCGACTCCACGGCTGACAGGATCAGCCTTAAACATCGACCGACTTAAAGGACCTGCACCTGCAAAGCCAGAGTTGGCAGCGATGGAAGGACGTTGAACTGTTGCGTCGCCACCAGACTCAATCAGGTCAGTCTTAGGACGAGAAGACAGCAGTGTGGGGTTACCAAAGAAGGTAACGTTCTTCCGCATGGTGCGGACCATCTCATCATGGGTGACGATGTGATTCGCAAGTGCATCAAACTCACCTGTTCCCTCTGTCGAAAAACCCTTCGGGTTATTGAAGATCTCAACACAAGGGATGAAACCTAATGTATTTCGAAATGTCTTGGTTTTACCACCAACAGAATAATTAGGTTGCTCAAAAGAAATCTCACCTTCTGAATGAGTTTCTTCAATTGTTGTACGTTTAATAGATAAACGAATATATCGTTTTGCGCCCTGTTGACCCATGCCATTGGCACCAGTCAAATTTGTAGTTTGAATCTCAGGCTCAAATCCAGCACCACGGCGAACCTTGTAGCTGTAGATGATTACGACTTCATCTAGCTCGCCATCGACGTTGTAATAAGTCCGATACTCGTGACGACGAAAGTAATAAAGACGATAATTAGTATCAGTTGGGCGGATGTAAAAAAGTCCTTGTCCATCACACAGAAAATAATCCCAGATTGAATCGAATCGTGTATCAAGTTGGTTGTATTTAATTACACGGTCAACAAAATCTTTGCGCTGATTACCGAAATTATCTTGTGCAGGAAAAAACTCAACCCCTTGGCGCACGCCAAAAAGTTTCATCTGTGCCAGATGAGACGCCACAATGCCAGTGTCAATCATCGACCCACCGTCTTTATCGAGGTAGGAATCAATGATTTCCTTAAGCCTAGATTTAGCGTCCGCCGACATTAACTATTTTCCTTTTTATCTTTATTGATCTTAGCAGCCTTCGCTCGCTTCTTGGAATCAAGCCATTTGCGGAAAAAAGCTAATTCAGCTGGGCCATAAAGCTCTGGATGTTTAAGAGCATTTTTGACCAACTTTTTGGTTTTCATTTTAAGAAACGTATTTACCCTGGAAACCTGCAGGAACTTGACCAACCGGGACCTGACCCAATTGAGGACCCAGATAAAACTGTGCGTTCTGAATGCCGCCCATATTGCCAATCGCACCAGGGAGACTACCGAAACCCTGGGCTAAAGGAAGCTGTGGACCGGTGCGCCGAAGAAAAATTTCTCGCTCATTTGGATTATCGGTACCTTGACCTTTGTTATAAATTTTTTGCTGGCGTGCATCCTTCTTATGGGCTTCAGGATTAATAGCGCTGCCAGGGCCACCCATGAAATTACCGCCAGCCATCAGGTTGCCGGGTGCGCCAGGTACACCTGCACCTTCGCCTGCGTATCGAATACCTCTATGGAACATTCTTCTAACTTCTAATCTTCTTATTTTAATCCTCTAAAACTTCATATCCAGCTGAATCATTTACCTTTGTCAGAACTACCCCGTTCCCCCTCAGGTCCCAGTCGAGTACATCCCCCTCTTGCCACCCCATCTCATCCACCAATTCATCTGGTAAGGTAATAAATGGATTGCCATTATCGTCTTCCTGCACTTCGACAATGTAATTCATTTCGACAAAAGCTTTTCCATTAGCTTATCAAGCTTGTTATTGATTTGCTTAAAGTTATCGTGCATTTCCTTGATTTCTCTGAGGAAATCTGTTTTTAAAACGTATTCAATTGGCATGCGGTTTACTTGGTCTTCCAAGAGATCAATCCTTCTTTTCTGCGAACCAATGTAATCAAAAGCCTGTTGTACACGCTCTTGTTGACGGTCCAGAATTTTATTGGCTACCCATGTTCCGCCTGTAAATGCAGAAACGATGGCAGTTGCAATGACTGCCAAATATTCCGGACCCACGAACTTAAATAAATTGTTTTTTTAATTCTAAGACTAATAATCAACCTGTAATTTACCTTTGCGCATCAACCCGGTTACCAACCAAACCAACGCATCGACGCAATCATCATGGCTACTTACACCGAAATTTGTGAGTTCCTCGAAGAGATTTGTGAAGTTCCGGTACCGATTGAAAATGATTTTTCTGTCCTCAAACATTCCCATAATTCCACGGAAACGTGCCAACTTGTCTGCACGGAAACCCTTCACAGGATGCCAGATCAAATTGTAGAGACCTTCGTTATTCAGGCAAATCCTCTTGAAGTCTGCTTCGAGGGATGCCTGGTACTGAACGGCCTCTGACCAGATATCACAAGTCGAATAAGTTGGGAAGTAATTTCCACCTTCATCTCGACCAATCACAGACCAATCATTAAGTAGTTCCTTCATTGCATCCAACTTCTCGAGGTTGCCCATCACCCTGAGACGCCTGTAATCAATGATGTGGATGCGATCTCCAATCCTTCCACCTAACACCATTACGGTGTAGTCATTTTTTTCTTTGGTGCCAGCTGAGAGATCAACACCAATTCCAAGAGCATCAAACTCTGTTGAAATCTCGGCTTTAACCAATAATTCCGGTGCCAAGGACAGCTCATTCTGACGAATGATCTTATTCATGTACTGGAAGGAAAAAGCAATTGGGGCCTGTCTTTTCTTTTCCTTCAGATAATCAAGTGACCACATCTCTGGCCAATACGACTTCTCGTCACCGCTAACGGGATCGTTGTAAATGGCAGAGAGAACAATCTGAGACCAGTTGTTCTGCTCATTAAACGTTGTCGCATGAATGTCATCATGCCTAAAACGAGTACCAAGACAGATTGCTCTACCACCCTCGAACATGGTCGGTGCGATAACCGCGTTCCAGTTCTCCTGCATCTGTTTACGGATGTCAGGGTTGGAAATATCAGCAGCAGATTTGATTGCGTCATCGATCATCACAAGGTGAGATCGTTTTGATGTCACTGAACCCTTGAGACCTGCAGCACACAAGGTAAATTGTTCTTCACCAGTTGTATCGATACCTGCAAATTTATGATCAATTGACCAGTACTCGTTACTGGTTACGTTCTTCAAAAGGCGAACGGTAGGGAAAACTTCTTGATACCGTTTGCTCTCAATAATACGTTTGATTGTTGCGGACTTAGAACGTGCAATGTCAACCGTATAAGACAGATAAAGAATCTGTAATGGACGTTTTGCCTGGGTATGAATGCCAATGGCCCATGCCGTTAGCAAACCGAGAACCGTGCTTTTAGCTGAGCCACGTGGTGCCAGAAGATCGACATTCGGTCCTGCAATACGCAACAGGCAGGAGCTGTCTTCTTCCGTAACAAAATGACGGTTCCAGGCTTTATGGTGTTCTGCCGGAGGTTTATCAGCTACGTAATCACAGAAATAACCAAAGTCTTCCCGTGCCCTCTCGAGTAGCTTCTCGTTTGGATTCTCCTTAACCTTAAAGTTCTTGGACGCAGCGCGAGCATTACGTCTGTGGGCCAGGTGAATATAAGAAGGCACGATCAGTATTCAGTTAACAATTGAATACTAACTTACTTTGAAGATTTACGTTTTTGATCCTTATACTTGCGAGCTTTATCTAAAGCGGCTTTACGCTTCTCTTTATCGCTCATCTCAGAGCCATCCTCCTTCTTAGCTTCTTTTTTCTTGAAGTACTCAAGAAGCTGGGGTGGCATTTTTCCTTTAGCCATCAGATCCTACCGCCAGTGTTACGAAGTTGACCCATCGAACGCATCTGAGCTTTGAGTTGTTCAAACTCAGGTGCACCATGGGAAGCACGACCAAGCATTCCAGGATCAGACACAAGACCGTAGCCGGGTTGTTGCCCCTGACGCTGAACCATGTCAGGCACTCCGAGGGGACGAGCTGTTTCTTCCTGTTTTGCAAACTTACGCTTACTGACTGCATCACCGGGACGAACACCCTTACCGGCAAGTTTTACAGCTTTGCGTGGATTACCCGCACCCATTTGACTATTAATATCTATAGAACAATTCTAAAACGTATTATTCTTCCAATTGCATGCGAGACCATACACTCATTGTTGCTTCTTCCAGG